GATCAGCCCACGGAGCAGAGCAGCTTCGTCCATCAGGATATCTTCTTGGGTCTGCGTCTCCACGCCGGCAGGGGCTTCATCGTAAACTTCAGGCATTGTATTCTTATTCATGGTCTGTTTTCTCCTTTATTCCACCGGAGCCCAGTCGGCCTCCGTAAACTGTTCGAGCATTTCCGGGGTCGCGTTGACGCGGAAACTCCACGCTCTCTTAATGATCTCGCCGGGGTTAAGGTTCTGCAGGTCGATGGAGCCGTCCGGTACGCAGTTGCGGTAGACCACACGCTCCGACTGTCCGTCCCGCCGGCGCATTTTCCCCTGGAAGTCGAAGGACGGGAAGTAGCCGTTCTGCAGGTCGGTAATGAGTTCCGAGATCATCACGTTATCCCGCACCACCGCTTCTGTGAGCGTCAGCGTGACACTGTAGCCCGTGTTGACCGCATAGACCAGCGCACTGCCCACGGGCTGATAGTCCGTATTGGCCGGGCTGATCTGCGTCTGGAAGGTATCCACTTCCGCAAGAAACAGGTTTGTTCCCGCCTTCGTGGTTACGAAGAGCCGCCCGTCTTTGCCCGTAATTAACTTTCTTACGTCAAGCAGACTCTGGTCGTTCAATCCATCCATGTGTCATTCCTCCTTTACTCGGTTTCTTCCGGAGCGAAGCGGAACTTGAAGGTGTAGTACATCTTCTCCAGCGCGTCGATATCGTCGGCATAGACCACGAACCACGCGCTGTCGCCCTCCGGCTTGTTGTCCGGGTCAACAATAACATGCGCCCCGGCCAGCAGCTTCTTTTCGGACACCATCGTCTGGCACACGCCGTTGGAAACCTGTACGACGGTCATGCGGCCGTCCGGGTCGTTGTTGATGCGCCCGATCAGGACCTCCACGGTGTCGTTCAGCCGCTGGAACAGCTCGAAGCGCACCTTGACGCGCTTGATCTTTTTCCAGCCGATATCCTCTTTCGCCGTGGGCAGGACAAGGGAGTTGATACCCTGCTCCACCCATACGGTGTTGGCCGCCGAAACGCTGAACATCAAAACGCCGGCCTGGATCGCTCTCTCATGCTGGTTGTTCGTCAGCAGTTCCGTGACCTCCGTTGCCCCCGTGACTGCCGCGTGGGTGATGCTCTCATTGCTGGGAGTACCGGCAATCATACCGGAAATCCGGGCCGCCGCCAGATAGCCCTCGTAGACATTACCCGCAATATCTGTGAACCCGTTCCCCACATACACCATCTGGTAGTCGTTGTACGCGCTGGCGTGTTTCAGCCGGGTCTCGAAATCTATGGTGGTGGGTTCTCCGATTACACCCATCGTAAACTTTCCGCCGTCATAGATACGGTTGAGGAACAGCTGCATCACCATCTGAATAGCGGTATCCTCCGTGTCGATCGCCATAACGTTCCAGCGGTACGCCTCCAGGACCTCAAAGCCCTTGCTGTAGGCGCTGACGGTCACATTCGGGTCAGTACCGCCTGCAATTTCCTCCTGGTCGATGGTGGCCAGCTGCTCGGTACTGTCCTTCAGCTTGGTCAGCGTGAAGTAATTGCTCTTCTCTGCCGCAAACGCCTCCATCAGAGCCTCCACGCTGTTTTCGGTATTGCTGAACGTCAGCCGTTCCAGCTGTTCAGTATCCTCCAGGATCAGAAGCTCACTGACGCTCATATCCATCAGCGTGGGGCGGATGGTGACCGCCAGCTTGCGGCTGCCGGGATATTTGAGAATGAGGTGTACCACGCTCTCCCCCGTCGCATCCTTGATTTCATAGGTGCCGTGGGTACCGCCAGTACCAAGCCGCAGCGCATAGACGAGCCGTGCGCCGCCCTTAAACTGCTCCAGCGGCACGGCTGTGGTGCCGTTCTCCCCGCCATCGCCATACTGCTTGGCGATATCCTCATACTGCTCCAGCACAACCGCCTGTCCCAGCGGCCCCCAGTTGGAGCGGAACACTGCCGCACATTTGCCGTCATCTACGCCGGCGATGGGCAGCGTTCCCCAGTTCTCATAGCGGAAATACACACCGGGGCGCGTTTTCTTTTCCCCGATAATGAAAAACGAGGCCATTTTACTTTACCTCCTTGTTAAGAAAGCTCTGGACGGTCCGCTTCGCCTCATCGACCGTATAGGTTTCTTTCCCGGCCAGTCGTAAAGCCACGCTGACCACCTCGGGGGTGGTGTCGAACATCTGCCGCGCCTTTGCGGCGAGTTCTGCCGTCTTATAGGTTGCTTCCACTGTTTAACCCTCCTTTTTCGGATTTGGTGGTTTGTACTCATTTGCCCAGTTGTAATAAGGGTGAAGAAGCCGTATCTGTGCATCCTCTACCCGCAGGACACCGTACTGCCCTGTGAGGGCAATTTGTCCCTCCCGCAGCGGGTCCGCGTTGTGCCGCACTGCAATACGGTTAATGAACATGGGGCTGGTGTCCGTCAAAATGACTTCTCCGTCAAGCTGCGCCCGTTCAATGATCGCTTTTGTCCACTTGTTGCGCTCTGTCACACTCTCTGTGATGACGTGCGCCGCAAATGTTCCGGTATACCATGTGACGGAATAGCTCTGCCGGCTGGTACTGGCCGTCCCCTCGAAGCGCCAGTAGACTGCGGGGGCTTCCTCTGACGGCTTCCAGATGGGCGGCATTTTGTCATAGGCGATTGCCATTACCGGCGGGAAGTACGCCTTTATCCAGGCGTTTAACCCCTGTATCGGGTCCGGCGTTGTGGAAATTTGGACAGGGAACTCCATCAATTCAAAGGTCATGGTGATCCCGTACACCTCCGGCGGGGTGTTGTCTTTTGTATTGGAGCCGCCCTCATACACAAATTCGTCTGACCGCTCCCATTCCGCACAGATGGTTGTCTGGTCCGCACTTGTGTAAAACGTGCCGGAGATCAGATCCATCAGACGCTGCTCAATGGCCCTGTCCGGGTCTACATCGCCAATGGCCGGACATTCCGCGGTACACCAAATATTTACCGTGAGCGTTCCCGCCGTTTTGCGCTCCGGGTCGTGACGGGTGTCCAGATTGAAGTCCGCACGGGGATAGCGTGGGGTTCCCCAGCCTTTGCGGCTGTCGCTTGGTGATTTTTGATAGAAAAATGCTGGCGCACCATTGTAGGCTGCCAGCATTCCTGCTATCTGCGTGTCCGACGTCACCTGCTCGTGGATGAGCTGCCGTATGCTCTGGTTCATTCGGTTGCCTGCGGGGAGTTGTTCTCATAGTTGACGGTCTGGAAATCGCTCGTCCAGTAGATTTCCCACACGCCAATAGCCACATCCGCTACATTGAGATCAAGGTAGCTGGTGGCGTTGTTCTGCGTGTTGCAGTACAGAAGCCGCAGCTTGCTCGCTGAGACCTCTGTCACAAAGCCGTTTTTCGCCGTGGTGTCCCCGGCCCTCCTGACGCGGATGCAATCACCGCGCCGGACCTGTGAGAGGTCAAATTCCTCATGGGTCGCGCTTTTAATCAGTGCCATTGCCTGTCCTCCTAACCGCCCTTATAGGGCTTTTTGTAAATCTGCTTTACCTTCGGCAGCGCCCTGTCAACAACTCTCTGCTTATAAGGTCTTGGCTTCATCCTTCCAGTGCCGTTCTCCAGCATTTCGCCCAGCAGATGTCCGCCAGCACGTTCCTTACTCTCAATGGCGGCCACCGCCCGGAAGTGCGCACCACTCCGTTCTACATGGACATGCGTCCCCCACGAGAGCCGGAACGCGCCGGTTCTGACCGCTGGCGGCTCTCCGGGAGCGGATGCCTTATAGGTAGCCCGTGTGTTGGGCACTCTATAAACCTTTCCGCTGCGGGAGCCCCGCAGGACGTAGAGTGAAGCATTGCGCAGTTCGTTACTTGCCCGGTATGTCCGCTGGGAAACCTCTCTCTGCACACCCTTCAGCGTGGTAGCTACGGCCTTTCCAATGACCTGGGAAGCATTGCCCCACGCCCTGTTAGCGCTCTGCTGGTTTACAGGCATCAGATGTCGCTCCTCTCATCACAGTAGTAAATCGTCCAGTGATTCAGTCCTCCAGGGTTATAGGGGGCCGTCTGGACAATGTACCGCTTGTTCCCTCGTATCAGAGAATCGCCGGGTACGATCTCGAACGGGGGAATACCCTGCTGGATGATTTTATGCGAGATGGGGTGCTCCAGTTGGCGCCACCGCTGGATCTCTTCCGGCTTTGCCGCTGCGAGGACCGCTTTGATCTCTCCCAGCCGTTCCCGGCCGTTTGATACGATCCTGCCGCCGGCGGTCTTGTGGTCTCCGTCCCGGTACACATCGAACGTGTGCAGCTCCTGCCCCGGCAACAGGTGGATTGCTCCTGCAAACATCGCCCCGCCCTCCTATGTTGTCCTGTTGCGGAATGGCGGGATACAACCGGCGGAACCGTGCAAAGCTCTCTGGTTTTCCTGCATTCCTTTGTGGAAGTATGGCGGGCTCTTTGCTATGGACGGAGCGAGCGTAGGGATGGACGCCGTTGCAAGGGCCTGTTTTTTCAGGGTATCGTACATCTTCTGCCACCGGTCCGCCCGGTCCCCGAAACTGTATTGCAGGACGTCTATCTTGGTATCCACCTGATAGCTCATTTTGAGAAGAATTGCTTCCAGAAGGGACAGCTTGGCAAACAGCCACGCCTTTTTCCCCTCTTTCAGCCCGGTAAGAACGGCGTTATATTCCTCGTCAGCCAGCGCACAGGTGTCTGCCCCGCCCTCGACCTGCGTATCTCCGAGTTCAAAGCGCATTTGGTCTTTCCCCCCTGCGCGTATCTGTGTGGGGTCGTAGCTGTACGTCATAGCCGCTCTCCTTTACTCCTTGTGCGACCGGGAGTGCGCGGACAGGGCGTTTTTAGAACCGAATGCCTTTCCGCATTCCAGGCAGATAAACTCACCGCCCTCCAGACCGCTGTCTGCGCCCTCTGCGGGCGGGTCGTCCTCCGCCGGTGTGTTTGTACTATCATCATCCCCCGCGCCGTTCTGAGCGCCCTCCGGATCGGGAACAGGCGGGTTATTCTCCGCACTGCCCTCGGGTGTCGGAAGGTCAACGCTGATAATTCTCCCCATGTCGATCAGGCGGGGGATCATTTTGGGATCAATAACGGTGTCCGGGATAACTTCGCCAATGGCGTATGTGCGGTCAAAGCGCACGGGCTTGTTTGCGATATAGGCCATGCGTCACACCTCCATTAAGCCGCCTTGAAGGTTTCGCTCACCGCGCCCTGGAGGAACACGCCGAGGTCAGCGGACGTGATCTCCGGGTCCGTGCAGAGCAGCCCCTCAATAAATTCTGTGTGGGTCGCCGCTTCGCCGAGGTACTGCTGAACAGCGGTGTACTGACCATTGCCCAGCATATCCCAAGTGAAGGTGTACCCCGCGCTGGGCTCGTCAATGCTGGGTGCGCTGGTGGTGTAGGTCAAAAGGGCGTTGTCCGGGTTGCAGATAAAACGCATATCATCCTCTGCGCCGTAGGGGGCCGCATTGTAGACGCTCTCTGCCACCACGATTTCATCCAGCCCAAACAGCTGCGCCAGCACGTTGGCGGTCACGTTTGCCGGATTCGCCTCACTGCCCTGGTACTTGATGCGCTCCAGAATGGAGGGGTTTACCGTCAGGGCGATGTAAGCGTTTGCGCCCAGCACCATCTTGTTCGGCTTGCGCAGGCCGGACAGAAGCATCCGATTCCGAAGCTGGTTGAAGAAGGTCACGGGGTCACTGTTCGCGTTGTCGAAGCAATAGAACTGGTTTGCGCCGGGGGTACCGGTGCTTACGCCCGTGTAGACGTGTGTCCAGCTCAGGGGATTGAAATATTTTGCCGCCCAAATGCGGTCAAGGTGGATGTTCATCTGCTCCGCCACCCACCGCACCTTTGCCCGCCTGGGGTCAATGACCGCGGGGGCGTTGGTACGCTGGAAGTCCAAGGTGCTGATCTGGTCAACACCCGTAATCACCTGATCCACCTCGCAGTGATAAAACTTGTCCCGCTTCCCATAGATACCAGGGGCGACGTGACCGAACTCCGGCTTCCGGGTCATGTTGTCCCGCGCCAGATCGCCCTTGTCGAACTCGTAGTAGTGGGCCGAGGATGTCGGCACAGGGACGATGGGGAACATCCTGCGGGCAACGAAGCCGCTCATACTCTGGAAGTAGGACAGGCATACGTTGGTCAGATAGATGTGCGGCTTAAAAATTCCTTTCTGGATGGAAGCCGCCAATTCCTGTGTAGTCATAGGCATTATTCTTAACCTCCCATTTTTGTTATTCACCGGCGGGGGACTTTTCAGCACCGCCGCCGCTTGCGGCAGCCGCATACCCGCTCTTGGTGATATGGATCTGCACCAGCTCTCCCGCGCTGGCCGCCGCCGTCATTGCCACGCCGAGGATAAAGTTCCCCGCCACCGCTTTCTTGGCACAGCCCGTAGTACCGGCGGTCAGCAAATCGCCCTTTGCCACGGACTCCCCGGCTTCGATCAGGCCGATGTTCTTAATCAGCACGTTAACCTCCATCCCGGCTTTTGTCACCAGGGCAG